CATGCTGTTGATGTTGCAAACTTATCATGCTGATCTTGACACACATCTCAAAGATCACAGTGACAACATAGTGGAACCCATGCCATTCATATCAATCATGCGCTAAGATAAATAATGCACTATGGCACGTGAAAATCTCGCACAAGATCTAGCCGATTTGTTGGCTACCAAAAACTTTGATGTCAAATACACCGACGAAAAAGGCATGGACAGCACTCCTGCTGACGCCAAGGTATTTGCATTTGACTGGATAGCCAGTTCAGGCAAAAACTACGGCACAGTGGTCATTATTCTAGGCGACGACAATGACCTGCAATTGTTTTTTGGGGACAACATTGGCCGAACCATGGACGATCCCAATGACAAACTGGATTGGTTTGGCAGCGAACGTCATCCTGGATTCTTGGAAGAAATGTCACGTTTTGCCACGTCACATGGCTTGGCCACATTTAGTCCCAAAAATATCAATCAACTCAAACACACCATGGCTGGTATGGCTGCCATAAAAGAAGGCCTGTTTGAAGGCTACTATGGCAATCGCAGAGTCAGCTACATGGGCGAGCCCACAGAAGCTCGTTTGGTCATACGTCACAATCGCATGATAGGCGAGGACGACAAACGCTATCGTTATGTGGAAAGTTTGTTTATCGAAACTGCCGACGGCGAGCGTTTTCGACTGCCATTTGTGAAACTGGCTGGTGGCCGAGCCATGCTGGAGCATGTGCGTCAAGGTGGTCGCCCGTACGACATTCGCGGACAGCATGTTGCTGAAATTGTGTCAGAAATGTCTGTGCTCAGTAGATTTAACAGAGCCAGCCAACAGCGGGTGTTTGAAGGCGTGACACAGGCCTTGGTGGAAACAGCACAGCAATACTATGCACAACTCCGCGATGACTTGCAGAGTCTCAGCACTGGTCGCGGTTACCAACAGTATTTTGAATCATGGTCACCAGCTGACATTGCAGATCAATCTGCTTTGGTAGAAGATCTCAAGACCATGTTCATTGAACAAACACTGGATGCCAGAATTGAAGCAGCACTGCCCACACTGGCCAAAATACAACAAAGAGGAAGAGCTATGAAAGAAGCACAAATTTTTGAAAACTGGGCAAACCAGATCATGGAAGGAACCTGGGCTCTTCCAGACACACCTGAGGCGCAAAAAAAATTAGATAACCTAATGAGCAGTGAACTGATTGTGGGTCCAGACGCTACCAATGCCACTGAGCAGTTGTATGATGTGATAGGTGACGATCAACTGTTTGACATCTTGGCTGACTTGGCTCAGCGTGATCCCAGAGCCAACATCTGGGATGATTCTGATGTGCAAGCCCGCCTGGCTGAACTGGGCATTCAAACTCCTCAAAGCACTGCTGCTGAACCTGCGGACGTGGCACAAGACACTGCACCAGGCCAGCAAAGTGTGGCGGAGGCTGCAAAATGGCGCGATCCCAAATATCAAGGACAAACATTTGATTACGATGATTCGTATGAAGGTCCTGGAGACACTAGAGCTGGTAAAGTTTCGTTGGATCGTGCAGGTATGCGACAACTTCCCGGGCAAACCTTTGACCCATTGGGATATAAGGCACGCGAAAAACAAGCTACAGGCAAATTAACTCCACAAGATGTAAAATATGCAACGGCTAGAAATTTTGAAAAAGAAAAACAGCAACAACTTGACTATGACAGGTCACAAGGTGTGGCGGAAGACCTCGATGCCATGCTTCGACATGCTGGCGTGCCTGTGAAGGAAAGTCGGATTCACGAAAATTCTGAATACACCTATGAAAAAGTGGCCAAGATTTTGGCCCGTGAAAAACCAGGCATGGCAACAGATAAATCCAACGACGACTTTTACAGTGCAGTGTACCATGAATTAATTGCCATTGGCATGACACCAAAAGCTGCTCGTAATTTGATTTCTTATGACGAAGACTTTATTAGTGATGTGGCCACTGCCTACAACCACTATCAAGACAGGCCGGGTCTCGACGAAAACAACTCTGAAATGGTCATGCCCGAAGCCGACAACATCAGCACATTTGAAGTCATGAGTGGCTTTGACGCACCTGTGGCCGAAGGTAGCTGCAACATGACCACAGAAGGTGAATACTGTCCTGAACATGGCCTGGCCGAGTGTGGCATGAGTGAACAAAATGTGCCCATACCCAGTTCTAGCACCGCGGCCATCGTAAAAGGATCAACTCAAGCAGCCAGCCAAGGCATAGGTGCCACTCGTCCAAACACAGCCAACATGCCACTGTCAGAAAAAGAGGACGACCCAATCAATCGCAATGCAGCCATCACTGGCAGCTACTACGAAAGCGATGCATTGGCTAGAATGAAAAAATTGGCTTTGGGCAAATAAGTCATAAATAAATTTGACACCCGGAGCAAAGGCGCATATACTACACAGGTGTATGCGCTTTTTTGTTCTGTGTCACAGGCAACTCAATCTACATTGTTAGATAGGCAACACAACATAGGCAACTTTTAAAGGAGAAAATACTATGGCATCTTTAGCAGAAATTCGAGCACGTTTACAGGCAGCTGAAAACAAACAAGGTGGGCAATCCACCGGTGGAGACAACTCCATTTACCCACACTGGAACATGGAAGAAGGCCAAAGCGCCTCAATTCGCTTCCTACCAGATGGTAACTCAAAGAACACATTTTTCTGGGTCGAACGTGCAATGATTCGCCTGCCCTTTGCTGGCATCAAAGGCGAAATGGAATCCAAACAGGTCATGGTGCAAGTGCCCTGCGTGGAGATGTGGGGCGATGCTTGCCCTATTTTGGCCGAAGTTCGTACCTGGTTCAAAGACAAGAGTCTTGAGGACATGGGTCGCAAATACTGGAAGAAACGCAGCTATGTGTTCCAGGGTTTTGTACGTGAGAATCCCTTGGCCGATGACAAGACTCCAGACAATCCTATCCGCAGGTTCATCATTGGGCCGCAGATCTTTACCACCATCAAGGGTGCACTGATGGACCCTGAGCTGGAAGAATTGCCAACCGACTACCTGCGTGGTCTGGACTTCCGCATCAGCAAAGGATCCAAAGGTGGCTTTGCTGACTACAACAGCTCTAAGTGGGCTCGCAAAGAGAGTGCACTCACAGAAGCCGAACAGGCAGCCATTGAAAAACATGGCCTGTTTGACCTTTCAACATTCTTGCCCAAGAAGCCCACTGACGTTGAGCTTCGTGTGATCAAAGAAATGTTTGAAGCTTCAGTGGATGGCCAGCCCTATGACACTGAGCGTTGGGGTCAGTACTTCCGTCCAGCTGGCGTTCAAGCACCAGGTCGTGGCGACAGCGAAGATGCTGCACCAGCACCTGTGGCCAAGGCAGTGCCTGTGGCCAAGGCAGCCTCTGCTGCCCAGGATGATGATCCACCGTTTGACACCGATGAGGCCCCAGCAGCCGCAGCGCCTGTGACTACTGCCAAGCCGTCAGGCAATGCAGCCGACATCCTGGCCATGATTCGTGCTAGACAAAACAAGCAGTAATCAAAATTACACACAGGGGCAACCCTGTGTGTTTCTATTTTAAAGGCACAATATGGGAAAACCTTTTGACGTTTCAAAATTCCGTAAAGAAATAACCAAATCAATCGATGGACTCTCCATCGGTTTCAACGATCCCACTGACTGGGTCTCCACAGGCAACTATGCCTTGAACTACCTGATCTCGGGCGACTTCAATCGTGGCATTCCCTTGGGCAAGGTCACTGTGTTTGCCGGAGAATCAGGTGCTGGCAAAAGCTATATCTGCTCTGGCAATATTATTAAAAACGCTCAAGAGCAAGGCATCTTTGTGGTGCTGATTGACAGTGAAAACGCCTTGGATGAAGACTGGCTCAAGGCCTTGGGTGTGGATACCAGCGAAAGCAAATTGCTGAAGTTGAGCATGGCCATGATTGACGATGTGGCCAAGACCATTTCAACATTCATGAGTGACTACAAGGCTCTAGCCGAAGGCGAGCGTCCCAAAGTCATGTTTGTGATTGACTCACTGGGCATGTTGTTGACGCCTACTGATGTGAATCAGTTTGACGCAGGCGAAATGAAGGGTGATCTAGGACGTAAACCCAAAGCTCTCACTGCCTTGGTGCGTAACTGTGTGAACATGTTTGGTTCATACAACGTGGGTTTGGTTTGTACCAATCACACTTACGCCAGCCAGGATATGTTTGACCCCGATGATAAAATCTCTGGCGGTCAAGGTTTCATTTACGCCAGCTCTATTGTGGTGGCTATGAAAAAACTCAAGCTCAAAGAGGATGAGGACGGCAACAAGATTTCAGAAGTCATGGGTATTCGCAGTGCCTGCAAGGTCATGAAAACTCGCTATGCCAAACCCTTTGAAGGTGTACAGGTCAAGATTCCCTATGAGACAGGCATGAACCCTTACTCAGGCCTAACAGACTTGGCAGAGAAAAAAGGCTTTCTCAAGAAGGACGGCAATCGTCTTGCTTATACTACATTGGATGGAGAAATTATCAAATTCTTCCGCAAAGGCTGGGAGTCAAATGAAAACGGCTGTTTGGATGTTGTGATGGCAGAATTTGGAAAACGCAAGGAAGAGGTAACTACAGTTGAGGAGGACGCAGAATGAGTGCATTAATTGGAGCTGAAATTTGGGGTGAGTTGAAACGTTATATCAACGTTGTAGATCGTGGCGATGCTGCATTACAAATGGTCAATATCATGATCGATCATGATATTGACGTAGACGAAATCACAGATGCATTCAAAAGTGACAGTGACATCAAACGTGCTCTAACATCTTACCTAGACAACGACCGTGACTATTCTGACGAAGACGAAGAAGAAGCCGAGGAAGAAGATTACAACGACTGGGAAAACTGATGTGGTACAGTAGAGTAGTTGCCAACATTGGTGCTATTCCTGATTTCATTGCACACTACGAACGTGAGCTAGAAGAAGCCAAAAAAGATTGCCGCATCAGTGGGTTGGTAGAAAAAAATATCACAGCACTGCCTGGCATCACTGAGTTTAGATACAATCAACTGCAAGAGATTGAAGCAGTATTGAACTATCTCAACATTCAACTGCGCAAGATCAGACGCAAGCACTTTCAGAAGTACCTTGAAGGTTATGCTCGTGCCTTGACTTCGCGAGACGCCGAAAAGTACGTTGACGGCGAGGACGAAGTCATTGACTACGAAACCATTGTGAACGAAGTGGCTTATTTGCGCAATCGCTGGCTAGGCATCATGAAAGGTCTTGATACCAAACAGTGGCAAATGGGTCA